AGTGAAAAAAGAAGTAGGATTAGGCAAAAAGTGAAACTGGGGCAACCCTCTAAAGGTAAACCTCGTAATGTAAAACCAGTAAGACGAAAGAAAAGGAAAACGTCATGATGAAGAAAAAAGGAATGGCAAAAGGCGGCATGAGAGGCGGCGTTAGCAGACGTTCTAAAGGTGGTGCTGCAGGTGGAGTAGCTGAAGAGCTGAATCCAGGAAAAACTATGGATGTGACTCAAATGGCTATGGGCGGCATGGTTGATGACAAAGCCGTTAATAGAATGATGGGTGGCGGTCGTCCTAAAGGCATGGCTAAAGGTGGAGCCATGGGCGGTGTTAAAAGACGAGCAAAAGGTGGAGCCGCTGGTGGTCTTAATGCAGCTATAAAAAGAGTTAAGGCTAACAAGTAAATTGCCTTATCTTCAGAGTAACATCACGCACTTTAAGTGTTGGGTGCGTAGAGAGTATACGCACAACCATAACAAATATCATGGCGAATTTTTACATGCTATGGCTATTGCAGTAACAACGATGCCAAGTCGTTGTTTAAGTTTTCAAGTATTGTTTACAGGTTTTGAAGTTGATGACACAGATGAACCTAATGTCCATGGAGGAGCTATGTGGGCAAGAATGCCCATAACAGCATTAGTTGGTGATACCCCTTTTGAAAAATGGCCAGACCCCATGCCTGTACATTATGCTCAACCTTGGGACTGTATGTCTCACACGCATGCAGTATATCGTTTAGACCGTGCGCACCCTTGTCCGTGGCTTGCTAAAATAGATGGTCAATTTTTTCCTGCAAAATATTATTTTACTGTAGATTATACTGAAAGTGAAATAGCGGATGACCCAGCTCAACATAAACAAAGTCATGTTTTAGAACTCTTAGATGCTGGGGATTGGACAGGAAATATCGTAGCTTTACCGAATAATCGTGTAAGAGTTACTCATCCTGCTTGGTTTCAAACAGGAGACGGTCCTCCTGATTTTAGACCATCACAGCATATACACTATTCAAAATCAGATTTAGACTATACAATGGACGTAAATCAGATATTCGATAATCTTTATGCGAAAGATGAGTAATGGCTGTTTCCAACTCTCGAGATTTTAATATTGATGTAGCAGAGGCTATTGAAGAAGCCTATGAGCGTTGTGGTGGCGAGGGTAAAACAGGGTATTCTTTAAGAAGCGCAAGGCGTTCTTTAAATATTATGTTAGCAGAGTGGGCTAATAGAGGCATAAATTTATTTACGGTAGAGCAAGTAACTACCACTTTAACTGCAGGAACATCAAATTATACTTTAGGCATAGACACCATTGATATTCTAGAAATGGTTATTCGTCGTAGTGGCGTAGACACTTCTATGGATAGAATCTCTCGCAGTGCCTATTTAAACCTGCCAAATAAAGAGACGACAGGTAAACCCTCTCAGTTTTTTGTAGATCGTCAGGTAAATCCTGTTTTATATTTATGGCAAACTCCTGAAAACTCAACTGATCAAATCGTTTACTATAGATTAGTAAGAATCGATGACGCGGATAGTTACACAAATGATTTTGATGTTCCGTTTAGATTTTATCCTTGTTTAGTAGCTGGGTTAGCATACTATCTATCTATAAAAGTAGCTCCTGATAGGGTAGGAGCCTTAAAAGCCATATATGATGAAGAGTTCACTAGAGCAGCTTCAGAAGATAGAGACAGAACAAGTCTTCAATTAGTTCCGAGAGTGTTGAGTTAAATGGCTTTCGCTAGAGGAAAACATGCGTTTTTCATCTCAGATCGAAGTGGAATGAGATTTCCATATTCCGAAAGAGTTCGGGAATGGACAGGATTAATTGTTCATACTTCTGAATTTGAGGAAAAACATCCTCAGTTAGAACCTAGTAGAAATGTTTCAGATGCTGTAGCGTTAAAAGAGCCGCGACCTGATACAAATAATATATTTAACGCTAAATTTCAATTTCCAGTTTTTAACCCCTCTACCCTTTTATTTGAAGATCCTTTCCCAGTTGCTAGAGGCGAGATAGGAACAGTTACGTTCGGAGGTAATGTTATTACGCCAACTAGCGCAACAATTACAGGGGTTTCTAGCACAGGCTCTGTGGGAACAGTGACAGCTTCTGGAACAGGGGGCGTAACAATAGCAGGAACATATACGGTTACAGTACAGTCATATTATGGAGCGAATAAATATTATCTTAACAGCTCTTTACAACTAACAGTTAATTTAAGTGAAGGATCAACTTATAGGTTTGATCAGTCAGATAGTAGTAACTCTGGTCATCCTCTAAGATTTAGCACTACTTCTAATGGAACGCATGGGGGAGGTTCTCAATATACAACGGGTGTTACTACAAGCGGCACTCCTGGATCTGCAGGAGCATATACTCAAATAACAGTAGCCTCTGGCGCACCAACACTTTATTACTACTGTACTAATCATAGCGGCATGGGCGGTCAGGCGAACACACCATGAGTTACACATACACGACATTAAAAACTGCAATTAAAGACTACACTGAAAATCAGGAAGCTACATTTATTGCTCATTTAAAAGATTTTATCGCTTCTGCTGAAGAACGTATACTAAAAGCTGTAGATTTAGATTATTTCCGCAAAAATGTTAATGGTACAACTACTGCTAATAACGAGTTTCTTGCAGTCCCAGATGACTATTTAGCTTCTTTTAGTTTATCTGTTGTAAATTCTAGTTCTAAAGAGTTTTTACTACACAGAGATGTAAATTTTATTCAGGAGTATAACCCTAATTCCGCCACAACAGGGACTCCGAAATATTACGCTTTATATGATTATCAAAATTTTATTTTAGCTCCTACTCCTGACTCCGCTTATACAGCAGAGCTGCATTATTTTTATAGACCTAGCAGTTTAAGTTTAAGCACTTTCACACTTACAGTAAGCAGTGTAAGTGGAACTTTTGTTGCAGGAGAAACAATTACAGGAGGAACAAGCGGAGCAAGTACCACTGTAAGTTCAGTGCCTAGCGGAACCACTCTAATTATTGTAATACCAAGCACTGATCTGACGGTAGGTGAGACGGTTACTGGAGGAACAAGCGGAGCGACAGGGACTGTTGTTTCTACAAGTGCAGATACAACTACGACTTGGCTCAGTGTCAATGCTCCTAATGCAATGCTTTATGGTAGCTTAATTGAAGCATATACGTTTATGAAAGGAGAGCCAGACGTTGTCGCGCTCTACCAAAATAGATTTATAGAGTCGCTCTCTCGTCTTAAAAATTATGGCGAAGCCATAGAAAACACAGATACTTACAGGGACGGATTGGTTAGGGCAAATAGAACATGACAAAAAAGAAGACTGTAGAAAAAAATCTTAAGGGAAAATCAATAGCTCTTGTAGGGTTAGGTTCAACTTATGCTGATTTCGTAAACGCTAAAATAAATTCTTCTAAATTTGATGAAGTTTGGGGTATTAATAGCATAGGTGCTATTTTTCATGTAGATCGTACCTTTATGATGGATCCAGCTTCTAGGTTTTTAGATAGTGAATTAGCCGGAACGCAAACTGGTGTTGGTCGAGAGTTTTTACAAAATAATAAAGCACCAATATATTCTTGTCAAAAAGATAAAAGAGTCCCTGCGATTGAGCTGTATCCTTTAGAAGATGTAATTAAAAAACTAGGTTTTTGTTATTTTAATAACACTGTGGCTTATGCCGTTGCGTTTGGTATTTATAGTGAAGTTGCAAGTATCAGTTTTTATGGTATTGATTTTACCTATAAATCAAATGTTGCTTTTGCAGAGGCAGGTCGAGCTTGTGTGGAGTTTTGGTGTGCAGTAGGTGTTACAAAAGGAATAAAAATAGAAGTTTCTAAAAACTCCTCTCTCTTAGATTCCAATGTTCCAGATAATGAAAAACTTTATGGTTATCATAGATTAGACGACCCATTAGTACAGAAGTTTTCTGAAGAAGGTCTTATGATTGTTCCTCAAACTTCGTTGGCGTCTCCTGAACCGAAAGAATTTACAGAACCTCCTCAAACAGAAGGGGTTTTAATTGGTCGACATGATATAGAGGGCGTGACCTATCGCGCAAACGGACGTGCTTGATTTAGGAACAGGAAGTGCTGGTTTTGTTAATGTGATGACCTCAGATAACGGAGGTTTGTCGGATGAGCAAATCGTTGATTTAGTTTTAGATAAAATTTTATTAGTCTCTGACAGTGCGCCGCCTGCTATAAAAGAACAGGCTTTAACCTTCAGAAACCACATTCGAGAAGTTTTGTTCTCGTATGTTCAATTTACAAAAAAGCAAGAAAGAGCTACGATAACACAAACTTTAGCAAAAGCAGGTCATGAAGACCTAGCAAATATTATAAGGAGACTGTAATGGCTATTGCACAGGCCATGTGTACCGCATTTAAACAAGAGTTGATGTTAGGCACACATAATTTCGCGACAAACGGTAATGCTTTTAAACTTGCTTTGTATGCAGAAAGTAGCGGCGGTAAATCAAGCACTACAGCTACTTTAGGAGCAGCCACAACAGCTTTTGTTACTACGGGTGAAGTGGCTTCTAGTGGAACATATGCTACAGGTGGAGGCACACTTACGAAAGTTGCTCCTGCTACGTCTGGCACAACGGCTTTCACAGATTTTGCGGATCTTAGTTTCACAACAGCCACTATTACAGCAATGGGTGCTTTGATTTATAACAGCACGAATAGTAATAAAGCGGTGGCTGTTTTAGATTTTTCTTCAAATAAAACGTCAACTTCTGGAACTTTCACTATACAATTTCCAACAGCTGATGCTAGTAACGCTATTATACGCATAGCATAGTGAGTTAACTATGTCAAATGTAACAGGTTGGGGTCGAGGTACTTGGGGTCAGTTAGCTTGGAACCAAGCAATACCTGTTACTGTCACGGGCGTAGCTGCAACAACTGCAGTTGGTAATGTTCTTGTCATACCTTCTGTTGATGGCGTAGCCACAGGTGTCGTTGCTTCAGGTCTTCTAAATTCTGTTACGGTCACAGGTACAAGTCTTATCTCACCAACAGGTGTTGTTGGTACGAGTGCTGTAGGTGACGAGACAACTAACTGTTCTGCAAATGTTGCAGGTGTTGGTGTTACAGCCACTGTTAGCTTCGGTGATGAGTCAGTCGCAGCGAGTGCAAAGACTGTAGCTACGGGTAATGCCGCTACTAGCGCACTAGGAACATCGACACAAACAGGTAATTCTACTTTATCTGTTACAGGTAATGTTGGTACAAGTGCGTTAGGCATAGCAACTCAAAACACAAAATATTTAATAACAGGGGTTACAGCAACAGGAAATGTTGGTATAGTTCTGGTTTATACTCAAATAGTTGCGTCTCAGACTCCAAATTGGTCTACAGTAACAACAAATACAACGAGTTGGACAAATAATGCTCCTTCTCAGACTCCAAATTGGACTGATATCGCAGCATAGAGGTAAAATATGGCAAGCTCGTTTAGTACAAATCTCGGTATAGAAAAGCCAGCTACAGGTGAATTATCTGGTAGTTGGGGGGATGTTACAAATTTTAATTTTGATATATTTGATAGAGTTTTAGGTGCTTCAGATTTAACCGCTTCAAACCTTACAACAGCCCTCACAATAAGAGCCGCCTCTCCTACCTCTGGACAAAGTAATGTGCAGACTGGAATGTTTGCGGTTATAAATCTCAAAGATAGTGGATCTGATTTAGGCGGCGTAAATGTCGTGACTATTGCGCCAAATACCGCTACTAAGTTCTTTATTATTAAAAATTCTTTGACTGGTAGCAGGGCGGCTACCATAACACAAGGAACAGGAGCCACAGTGTCAATACCAAATGGAACGACTGACATTGTGTTTTGTGACGGGGCTGGGTCTGGAGCCGCTGTCACTGGGGTTGCGTCCTCACTGAATATAGCAGATAACACAGAGGTGGCTGGCACGGCTACCGCATTAGCAATCGCGCTTGGTTGATAGGAGTATAAGATGGCAAATGATGCTCAAGTGACAATGCAAGTGACAGTTTTGCCAGATGAAATT